CCTCATAATAATCAAAACTAATAGTGGGCACACGAATATCAATGGTGCGATTGTCTTGCCCCTGAATTTCTAATATATTATATTCAGACGGTCTTAGAGACATTATAAAAAATTATACCGTTATTTTGTATTTAGGTTGGTACTGGAACGACTAATCTCTCATTATTAATTAGAACTGTATTGGTTTTTTCACTATTCATTGCAATTGCAGTTCTAGATGAAAGAGTAGGTTCAGCTGCATTTGCTGGGGCAGCTGAAGGATTGCCCCTTACATTTAAATTATTTGCAGCTTGTCTTAGTGGGGGTGAACCACTTAAGATTACATATTTCAAAGCACTATCTGTAAGCTTTCTATTCCTTGCTCCACCATAGCGTGATCCTCCCTTTTCAGTATCAACCTCAAAGTGAAGATGTGGACCAGTAGAAGAACCAGTATTACCAGTTCTTCCAATAGGAACACCCGGTGGAAGCTTATCACCCACTTTCACCAAAACACCACCATTCATTAGGTGAGCACATCTGAACTGTAGCCTCAAACTGGGTGCCCACACATCAATAACATTTCCATATCCACCTGCACGACCTGCAAATACAACTTCAACAGGAACTGTAAACGCAATATATGTTCCATTAGGAGTTCCGACATCAATACCGCCGTGAAGTCTGCCCCATCTCTGACCGAAGCTAGAAGTAACTTGATAGCCACTAACAGTATCTCCTACCTGTGCAATTTTTCCTACTGATGTTTGTCCTTGAGCTCTAATTGTTCCAGTACCAGCAGGAGCTGTGGGTGTACCAATGGTGTTTGCTTTATTGGCTGCGGCTGCTTGCTTTTGAATATCCTCAAATAAACCTTCGGGTGCAGCTACAGCACCCCTTGATAGCTGTTTACCAGAACCATATTCAGCAAAAAACTGATTATCATTCCTAGAACCTCTACTGGCTACATCAGAACCAGAAACCTTATTACCAGCACCTAAAAATTCAGTTCTACCACCTACAAATTTTGCAGCTTCAGCTTGTAAAGAGGGATTAGAAACAGCAGCAAGTGCTTTTCTATATTTTTGCCTAGCAGCATCTTCACTGATACCTTGCCCTCTCTTACTATAATAAGATTGAATAGCTACAATTGCACTGGCTTCATCTTGAATTGCAGCAAATTCAGGAGAAGTTCTGGTACCAGGACCACTAGTAGCTGTAGGATCTGTGTAAGCAGGTTGATATTGACCATCAGCCAAAAGAACCTGTCTGAGAGAACCACCATATGTTCCATCTCCTAATCTGTTAAAAACAGATTGAGCTACATCAGCCTGACCTTGAGCTGAACCAGATTCTAAAGCCGCAATGGTAGCAAGTAATGCTAAATCTGGATTTCCAGCACTAACCGCACCACTACTGATAGGACCACCTGAACCTTCTCCAACTGCAGATGTTTGTGGCTGAGCAGATGGCTCAATATCTAGCATATATTGCTTTAGATTTATTGAGTCAAGAGTATCTTTTAAGGTTTTATTTTCATCTAAACCTTCAATAAGTGCATTTAATTCTTCTTCCTCTCTTGTCCACACATTTCTGAATTCCTCAACACCAGATGTGATTTCACCAAAGCTTGAATTCAATTCATCTTGAGCAGCCTTTAATCTACCACTAGAATCATTCCAATCAAAAGAAGCAGCATTACGCATAAATGCCGATACTACATTCACCATTCCTCTAAAAATTCCATCAACAGATGTAACCATTCTCCTTACAACTGAACCCAAGATGCGAATTCTCTTGATGAAAATTCTTGTTTGTTTAATAATAAAAGGAAGGTTTCTAATTGACCACGCAGCAATAAGATTTAAAAATGCATTCAGTGGTGCTTGAAGAACACGCTTTACTAAATTTGTTGTAGGTTTTACCGCTCCTCTTGATTCTAATTGAGATTCTCTTGCTCTTCTCTTATCAATTTCTTTGGTATTTCTTTCTACTCTAGCCTTTCTGATCTTGGCTCTTCTTATTTTTCTATTATTTGTACTAATTTTAGCTGCAGTACGAGTTACTGCATCTCTACCAAACCTTGCACTAGCAGAGACGCCAGACATTAGACCCTTTCCTCCACGAGTAAGAAGGGCTCCAATTCTTAATGCATTAGCGGCGATTAGTGGTGCAGGCATTTTATACAGGAACTGTTAGATAATAATATTTTGCAGCCATCTTTCTATATCTATCAGAAAGAGGATCAGCAGATTTGATTCTAGGAATCTTTTGCGCTGGTCTAGGAGCTGCATCCTTTTGAGTATCAACTGGAACAGTATCAACAGACTTATTGTTTATAACTGTAACATTTCCACCAGTTTGGTTTTGGTTAGTTACTAGCCCTAATGTTTGAGGAGTAGTAGAACTACTAGGACGAGTCATTGACTCAACCATACCGGAAGTCTTGAATTCATAATCTCTTGGGCTTCTGTTTTCCTCTGCTTGTTTTGCAGCGGGAGACTTAATACTATCTGGAATAGCATTAGAAATTTTATCTGCTTCTACTTTACCTCTTTCAGTATCTGTAAGAATAGATGTATCAGTCGCTTGAGTTCTCTTATTTCCAGTAACAGCTTCATATAATAAAGCTCCTCCCTGATCACCAAAGTAACCAGCAAGAATAGCACCAGCAATACCACCAATAACACCACCAATAGCTGTTCCAAAACCAGGAACAACAGATCCTAAGGCAGCTCCGGCAGCTGCACCACCAGCCCAACCCAATGAACCAAAGGTACCAGAAGCTAAACCTCTAATGATAGCTTCTGTCCAACTTTGACCACTAATATTCTTATTGAGTAGAATATCAATAACAGATCCAATAATTGGAACACCTTTAATAAGTCTACCAATACCACCTAAAGCACCAGCAATTGTTTTTCCACCAATTCTTTTTAATAAGTTGGTTACTGGTGAAAGTGCTTTGCTTATCCAACTTTGTCTAGCTGCGTCACTAAATTTTTTTACGCCTTGACCTGCATTTTTAACAAGATCCTTAAGCCCCCCAACACCTTTGCTAATTTGCCCAGGAAGACTACTAACAGTACTAGCTAGTCTTTGACCAGTTTGTAGTAATCCTTTTGCAGCACCAAAACCTTTTTTACCTACATCAAGAACTGTTCTACCAGCCTGGGTCTTACTAAGCTGATCAGCAGCTCTTTTTCCAAGACCTAGTGCAAAACCTACTGTCCCTTTTACTATCCCCTTTCCTACATTTACTACACCCTTTCCTGCATTTTTTAATGCATTTCCAATAGCATCTGAAGCTTGTTTTGCTAAATCTCCTACAAAATTGGCTACTTTATTAATAATAGAAGTAACTACTCTTCTAATAAATCTACCAATAGGTTCAAATATCCTTCTTCCAATTGAAGAAGCTTTTCTTAGGATAAAACCACCAACTCTTCCGGCAGTTCTAACAATTCTATTTACAATGCGTAAAGTGCTCTTGACGAGATTATCAAGAACTGACCACACACCTCTAATCCTATCAAAGGAATCCTGGAAGAAACCCGAGAGGTCTGGGAGATCTTCGATGAAGTTTTCGATTGACGATACAATTTTGGGAAGGTTCCTTATAACAAATGCACCAAGCAAATAACCCAAGGCACCTGCAATCCTCTCCCATAGCGCTCTAACGGGCTTTAGAGCGGCGTTAGCAACTGCCTGTCCTGCTCTTGCTACACCAGCTGCTGCGCCAGAAATACCTTCTAGTAGCCCCTCTCTAGCTTGTCTGAGACGGCTTTCTCTAGCGGCATTAGCATCTTTTACTTCATCATTTATTTGTTTTAGTTCTTCCTTCTTCTGTTCATTAACAACGTTGTAGATATTTTCAATATTTTTTTTATTCTGTTGTGCTACTTCTGCAATAGTTATAGCAGTATTCTGATTATTCTCCTGGATCTTTGCAATAGCACCGCTTAAATTATTTACCGCAACAATGGCTGTTCTTGGATTTGCAGCTGCACGAGCTCCTGTACCACTACCTCCAATGCCTCCTCCCATTCCACGGGAAGCACGGAACATAGCAATACGTTGTTCTTTCGTTAGGTATCTACCAGTCTGTGGATCAACACCTCTAGTAGCAGCTCCAAATAAATCAGCCATTTTGTGCGTTGATTCGTTGCTCTTCTTCTTCAATCCAATTCTTTAGGAGGGTAATATAAATTGCCCTTTCCCATGGAATCATATCTTCAAGTTCAGTTAAACTGTACTTATGATGTTGCATCAGAGCGAAGTTAGTTTTATAGTATGACTCAAGGCTTTCATGAGCCATACTTACGCGAAAAAAGATCCGAGACCTTCTAGCACGATTTCATTCTTTACACCAGTTTCGGGATTAACTACCTCAATAGTCTTGGATAGTTTGGGCATTGTAGTAAAGAACTTTTCTAACTTAGCAAAATTCTTTGGTTCTAAATCTTCTACCCAAGCAACTAGCTCCTTCAATGAGGAATCAGAAGCAGCAAAAGATTCTTCTTCAGAATAAATTTGTTCAATGCAACTAGCAATGAGCTCAAGGCTCTGTTCAACAGTAACATCTCCATCAACACCCATTACAGATTCCATGGAGGGATACTTCATCTTTACAGAATAAGTATCATCTAATTTGATATTAGATTCATGTTCTTCATCAATGACTACGTTAATTTCGTCAAGGAAAATAGTAACAGGAACCTGTGTTACTTCATCATCGGGACAAGTTACAATAACTTCTACATCTTCACCTACTGATTTACCTCTAATATTTAAGAAGAGATATTCAATATCAAATGTAGCTAGTTCTTCAACTTTGAATCCACGAGTTTGAACACAAGCACCAATAACTTCCTTGATAGCTTTAGTCATTTCAGACTGGCTGCCTGATTCTTGAGCTAGAATCAAAACCTTTTCTTCTTTAACAAGAAACGGTCTATACTTAATTTTCTTTCCAGTAGAAGGAACGGTTAGCTCATGACTAATTTTAGCAATCTTAGGCAGAGACATAATAAATTCAAGTATGATATATGTATTTTATTTAGGGGCTTGTTATACGAGTATTTTCTGTCCTAATAGTTCTATTATTGATAAATTCTGAATTGAATCCATAAGTTGCAATATCTCTCATATCCTGAATGAATAGATTGATGTATTCTGGCTTTAATACAAAGATAGTTTTCTTCTCATCATTGAGATTAGATTCATATTCAAAGTTGGTTACTCCATCTCTAGCACCTAAACCAGATCTGGTAACATAAGTATTCAATCCTTCATCAAAAAAGGTAATAGAAAAATCTTCATCAACAACTACTCCTTCAGGTTGAATCAATCTTCCAGTGCTATCTTTGATTTCTATTGATTGGTAGAATCTAATTTCACTAACTCCATCTTGTCCATACTTATTAACAACATAATCATAAAGTTGTTGAGAATTTAGTGGAAGATCATTTTGATAGTTAATGATATTCGCCACAATTCTAACGATCCAATCTAGACTTGCATCGCCATATAGCTTTTCTGCAATCTGATCAGGTCTTTCTCTTTCTGAAATTTCATACTTATCAAAAACAGTAAAAACATTTTGTAGATCATCACGTAGCTTACCACGTAAGAAAATGTTTTTAATTGTTACGTAATCAGTAGCAGATACATTAGTATCAAAGAAATTTTGATACTGAATATCAGGCAGTTCTCTGAAGTAAGTCATTAGAATCCAACTCCTGGAGTTCCGTTATAATCTTCATTATAAATTGGATTGAGTTCTGTGAAGGCTAGACTCATACTCATCTTAACTGGAGTTGCATCTTCATAAGTTGCATAGCGACCAGCACCCGTATAATCAACAGTGATATTTTGTAGAGCCATTGGCTTGAAATTATTTAAGAAAGGATGAGGTCTACCTCCTCTATAATAATTTAATTGGAAAATATTAGGTGCAGAAATAAACAATCCTTGTGAAGCTGCAGTTCCCTGTGAAGAATTGCGAGCAGACATTTCTTTTTTGAACAGCCTAATAATTTGTTTTACAGTTTCACCTTCTGTTGGTGTTCTTGGTGTAAATTCAAACTTAAAATTAAAGCTTCTAAGCGTAACTCCTCTGAAGAGAAGCTCCATATTTGGATTTAAAACTTGTCCAGTTGTACGAGAAATAATACTATTTCTATCAATGTTTCCACCAAGTGCATTTACAGCCTGACCAACTAATGCTTTTGATAAAAGATCTCTTGTATTAGCATCTAAAGAATCATAAGCGTTGCCTAAACTACTCTGTAATAAATTACCGGCTTGACCCAAATTAAAATTACCTTTTTCATCTGGACTCAAGGCATCAACCAAATCACTAGCTACATTAAAACCAGCCAATGTTAAAGAATTTAGAGAATCTTTATCCCAATTAGTTGTATTCGTATCATTAATGGACAAAGGCATTGGTAGAATAATCGTAGCCAATGTTTGTGAGTTAGAATTTACCTGTGTTCCAGTAGGCAAATTAAAGAGTTGATTTCCACCCACTGCTCTACCAGCAGCACTTCCAAGTGAAGGAGCTCTGTATCTAATTACATTTACTCTTAAATAATCATAATCACCCCTTACTCTATCCTCTGGATATCTTAGAAGTTGCATTGTTTTTACCTCAGAGGTTGACTGAATTTAAAAATCTATCTACTAGATTGAAACCACCAAGAATGGTATCTAAAGTAGAATTAAGATTGTTGCCTTGATTTCTAACAAAGTCAAAACTAAAGATAGAACCAGGGATGTATCTATCATATCTAAATTCACAGCTAACTTTGGTAATTTCAGCACTACCATATCTTACCTGTGTAGAATTCAATGCAGAAGGGAATAAACCAATAAAGGAGTATTCTAAAATCCTATTGAAGTTCTTTTCAAACTTAAAAACTTTACATCCATTAGCCTTATATTGGCTTGGATATTTTACTCTGTAATTATAACCGGGACTAGCGTAAAAATTAGTATTAGTTCCGTTACCACTGAATGCATATTCCATCCAATGATTTAAAAACTTGAGTGCTCGATACTCATCATCAACATAGAATGATAAGTTTAATGGAGTAAATATTTGAGTATGAACAAAGTTTTGTGTTACTCCAGTAAAATCAACGCTTTCTGTTACAGCAGCACTAAAGCCTGGAAGTTGAGCGCTATCACATAAGAGACCAAAGTCATCAACAATAAAACGTGTAGGAACATCTCTTCGGTTGAGATATCCTAAAAGATCAGCTGAAAGCCCACCAAATTGCATTTCATAGTAATTATTCCTTGATAGATTGCCTATCAAGGGACGTATTTCATCCGGCGTAATTACTCTAGGCACTCTAAATACTTATGGTGTTACCTTATTTATTTATGAGCTATAAAGGAGTCTTCAAACCATCTTTTCCTAAAAAGTATATCGGAGATCCTAACAATATAGTTTATCGCTCATTGTGGGAAAGAAAATTCATGAGGTATTGTGATACCAATGAAAAGATTATTAAGTGGGCGAGTGAAGAGATAGCTATCAGATATTATAATCCAGTGAAAAAGAGAGTAGCTCGATACTTTCCAGATTTCTATATTGAATACATTGATAAAGAAGGAAAGAAAAAGAAATCTCTAATTGAAGTTAAGCCAGATAAAGAAACTAAACCACCCAAGCCTGGTAAGAGAACTAAGAACCAATTGATCAGGGAAGCTCTCTACGTTCAGAATACAGCTAAATGGAAAGCTGCTGAAGAATTTTGCCTGGATAACGGATGGACTTGGAGAATTATGACTGAGAAGGAGCTCGGAGTCTAATGCCTAGGAAAACTTTACGACAACAGGCTGTACAACGTGGCTCTGTTTCTAGAAAAAACGAACGCAATAGATTACGCCCCGTATTGGACAATGTAAGCGGCGCAGAGAGCTCTGATGAGCTTTGGAATGAGATAGAGGCAGCCCTAAGAAACACAGCCACAGCGGTCCCTGTAGGGGGCAGATACTACACGTTTATTTACCTTGCGGCTACACCTGAATTACTAACCGATAGATATCCACTTGTCGTTGTAACCAACGTATATCAATGGGGATTTAGGGGATTCAATCAACACATTGGAGAATACAGAAACTATAACTTCAACCAATTAGTAAGCCCCCTATACCAGATTTACTCCGGCATAGAGGGCGATACAATAGAAAAGATTCCTTATCAGAAGTTAGAATACTCTAGCTAATCATTTCTTCTTAGGAGCGTTTGGGTCTTCCCATAGCTTTGGGTTGACTCTACCTTCTGATTGATACCAAGGTGGTTTAAAATCTTCTCTGTATTTGTCCCAGTATTCATTAAAGATCTCCATCGTTTTTCGTGGCTGTACTATATCGTATTTGGTTTCTCCATCTACAACATAGGTCACCACGTAACTGTTATAAGGCAAATCCTTTGTATTACAAACGGCTAGATCACAATCTTCGTGGATGATTTTAACAGCCATACGATCATTCAGCTAGAGACTGGAAATAACTTAGAACATCATCGTCCTCGTTAGAGGGAGTGATATCTGGAGCATTGAAGTCTGCGGACTCACTATAAGAAGTTTCTTCTTTCTTGAAAGCTGGACGAGCAGAACGGAGCTGTTCTTCAACGGCATCATCACCAGCGTCTTCTTCAACTTGAGGACGGCTAGGAGCACCTAGACCTAAAACTTGATTGAGACGCTTCTTAAGAACTTCGTAGTCCTTGAACTGATCAGAAGATACGAGTTCAGCAAGAGAGTACTCTTTATTCCAGATAGCTTCCATTGCCTCATCATCCTCTAGAAGAGGCTGTACCTTACCGAAGGTAGAAGAATCATAGTTGCGGTATCCAGCAACGTTCTTGGCTTTGAGGTTGAAGTTAGCACCTTCCCAGAAATCAAAAGGATTGATGGGATCTTCATCTTCAAACTCAGGCTGCATAGCAGACATGATCTTATCAAAGATCTTCTTACCAAACTTGTAAAGGAAAACTTGACCTTCGTTAGCAGGATTTGCAGTATCCTTTACAACATAAACATTAGCAATGTAAGTTAGCTTTCGCTTCTGTGCTCGGGCTTGATCCTTACCAGCATCAGTTCCATTGTTCCATAGCTCTGAGTTGTACTCAGATACAGGATCTTTTTGACCGAGAGTAGTTAGGCTGTTTTCAATATACCAACCACCTTTACCTTGGAAGGCGTGGCTGTATAGTTTTACAAAAGGCATATCCTCACCATCAGGTGCTGGGAGGAATCGTAGAACGGCATAGCCATTACCGCTCTTATCAACATCTAGTTTCCAATAGCGGTCATCGGTTCCACTACCGCCTTGGGTGTTCATCTTCTCTGCTTCCTTAACTAGCTTTTGAGTTAGGGCACCAAGAGAGGACTGCTTTTTTAGATTTGCGAAAGACATAGGATTGTTCGGATTAGTTAGATTGCTGGCTGAACTTGTTTATTATACAGGATAATAGGTGGGATGCCAAGCCCAGTGGACACTTTTAAAAGCGTTCGTCGAGTTCTTCTTCTAGCTCATCAATAGAGCTGTTGACGCGATCAAAGAAAAGAAGAGTATCTGCGGGAGTATCTGGTTGTTCAAAACCCATTTCAACGAAATGCATATCAACATCACGCATCAATCTTTTAGCTCCCGGAGAATCGGAAAGATGACAACGATAATAGAGATTCTTTTGTCTTTCGGTTAAATGCCTAAGGACTTTAAGGTGGTCTCTTTTTTCATCATCACTTGCAAACTGACTATATTGAGAGAAGATCATAATCTCCATCTGAAGATCATTAATCTCTTCAATACATTGTTGTACAATTTCTGATTTGAAAAAATCTTCTACTTCATTCATAGACGATATCTCTCAGTATCTTCTTACATTTATCTATGTCAATATTTATGAAGGGCTCATATTTTTTTATTTTCATAGATACGGTTTCCCACACTGGATCTTTAAGTCTTCTATCAAGGTTCTTGGAGAAAGAAAAAACCTTGTCCATTATAGACAAAGTTTCAATGGATATCTCTCCTCCTAAGTATCTTTTAAGAATTGGTGGGTGACCAGAAGTGCAATCAAATACTTCAGTGAGCTTGAACTCATCAAATAATGAAGAGACTTCTTCACGGAAAAGATAAGTAAGGCTTTGATGTTTTTTAGTTAGATCATTAAAGTTTCTTTCACCTGCTCTCATAATCTCCCCTACCCATACGGCAGAAGGATTATCAGTGGCTACAAAGTTTGCAATAAAATATAGTTTGATATCATTATCAGAGAACTTACGACTCATACGTTCAAAGAAGTATTTGTCTTTCCTTTTATTAAAGGCT